GAGCGCCGTGAGGCAAGATCTAGCTGAAGCCGCATCATTTCGAGTTTCTGCTGATGTTCCTGACGACGCTTAAAAAAGTTTAGGACTTCAGGTAAAAACCCCGTCGCAAATCCAATAACACTTCCGATTAGACTAAACATTGCGTTCCTCTAATGTAATAATTCATAAAGCCCTTGACGCTTGCCAATCAGGATGGTCTGGGTCTGGGTGATACACCTCTACATACGTGGAGCATTCAGGACAAGACAGATTACTAACTATAATATAAGGGCCTCCCTCTTCTTCAAGGTCGTGGTCGCCACCCCAGATTAATTGTGTTTCACAATTCCAGCAATTCATTTCTTACCCATCCATGCAGAAACGCCCATATATGCAGCAACTACCCCTGCTTGGGCAATATAAAACCCTCCGAGTAAATCCGCCAAGGCATTGACCCGTGGGATAGGAATTAAGGGAGTATAAAGAGCAATACTGAACAAGACCATCGCGCTCATCGCAACCCACGCCATACGTCTTTGGGCATCGCTCTTTTCTTCACGTAGCTCTATCTCTAACAGCTCTTTAGAACTAGCGACTTCATCACTTGAGATGTCCCCATCCTTATTTACGTCATGTTTTTGGCTACGGATTTCCCGTTCTTCAACGGCTTTAGCAATCTTTTTAGTTGCCGCCTTTCGAGGGTTAGCCATTACAGTGTTCCTAGAAACCGCTGTTTTTTCATTACAATAGGCGAGAATTTTTTAGGGTAGGTTTTTGCTTCCATAGAACGGATTTCGCCACCCGCGTTCATTTTCTTTGAGCGCTCGGCTACGTCCAGAGCAATCGCCACCGCTTGTTTGTGCGGCTTACCTTCCCGCTTTAAGGTTTTTATGTTCTGTTTAATCGCCGTTTTCGAGGAAGAAGTCTTTAAGGGCATTTTTACACTTTTTAATCAATCGTAAAATTGCCGCCGCGCAACGCCGCGCCCATTCCACGACTTTTACCCTTAACCACCTTAACTTTTGTTGTATCTGGAGTTTTTTCATCTACCACCTGTGGATATGGAATACGCCCTTGATCTTTGATCTCGGCGTAAGGTTGAGGTTTAGGAGCATCAACTCCCGGTCCACTTACTATTTTTACACCAGCCATTTGAATACTAGCCCCTTTCTTTTGCTCGTAATCTTAATAACTCACGTTCATAGGCCGCATCAATACGATCTTGCCCCATATCCTGTTGGGAAGCCAACCGTTCGTCAAACTGCCTAGCTCGTTCTTGCACTTTAACCGTATCTAACTCATGCTCTGCTTGGTCTTGAGCGATATTTGCCTCGACCTGCTGTGCCTTAATCGCAAGCTCCTGTTGTTTCAAGGCCACTAACGGATCGACTTGTTGCTCTTCTCCACCGCCTGCAATCTGTGCGCTCAGAGCCTGTATATTCTGCATTTCCTGTGCGATCAACTGTGCCACCATTGCTTCAATCATTTCCTGCATGTCTTCTGTTGGCATCTGTCCTTGGTTTTGCTCAATAACCATCCTGACAGCCGTTTCTTCTGCCTTGATTTTAGCGTGGTCCATAACATGTTTCTGGAGAGCCACGGCGACTGGTGGCAACGCTCCGACCATAGGGGAGCTTCCGAATACCAGGTGAGCCATAATATGTGCATCATGGTCTTGTCCGTCAAATGCCCTAAGTTGTGTATTTTCCAACGAGTCTATGTTTTCCTGTGCAGGGTCTTTTGGAACAGGTTCATCTGACGAAGGAGGTTTAAGGATTTTATCTATATCGCGCACCCCTAATGCTTCGTACATACGGCGAAAGGCTTCATAAGGATTATGTAGTTCTGGTGCCTGTGCAGCCAGTTCCATTTGGGTTTGTGCCAATAAAATCCGTTGTGATTGAGAGAACACATTTGGATTGGACAAAGGTATGATATCCACCCTGCTGTCAAAATCCTCTGCCATAATAGAACGGTTCGCATTCTCCACCGTATAAGGGTATTCCTGTGGCAGATAATCCCGCATCACTTGCGCCAGCAAGGTAAATTCCTGCCGCATCGCGTAATGCAGCCTTTTGTGGACAGCCGACATGACCCGCGAGCCTTGTTCCATCATCGCCATCGTCGTTCCAACAGGAGCGCCCTGATCGCCATTGCCCATCTTTAGATCCGTGATGGTGGCAAAACGGTTGGCGGCATCGACAACAAATCCCAGTAAATTAAACAATGTCTGGTCTGGCCCCTTAAAGGGCAGCGGCATCAACGATTCGCGGATCGTCCCGCCGGGGGCATCTACGTCACGGAACTCGCCCGGCTGTAGCGGATCGGCATCGTCCCTGATCCGAAGTCCACGGGCCTTGAACCCTGCGGGAAGGTTCGAGAGTGTCCCTGCGTCGATTAGCTGGCGCAACGCTGCGGTTGCTGTACGGGACAACCCGCCGATTGTGTGTATCAGGCCAAGGCCATAGAACCCAAAACCGGGAAGGAATTTGTAATGCACAAAATATTGTATTTTTGCCTGTAGGGGGTCATCTTCCTTGTAATTCCTGCGAATTGCCAATACCTGACCATTATCTTCACTAATCGTTACGATATAGGGTACCTTTATCCCCGTGGGTTCACCATCCGAATCAGTGTCTTCAAACCCTTCCAGATCCAAGTCAACATGGCATTCCACCAACGTACAATCATAATCTATATTGGACGGTTCCACCCCTTCGATATAGTCCATTTCTTTCGTGATACTACTGCTATCGGTTTGGGGGGATTGCGACGGATGGATAGCAACATCCCGATAAAACCCGCTGACTTGCAGTTTCCGCAAATCATTCATGGACATGCGCGAGATATGGGTAATGTTGGGACAGGTATCGAGGTCAGCGGTGTCGTAAGGAACCACAAGGTTTTCGGCAGGGACAAAACGGCTCACGGCTCGGCCTAACGCTTCGTCATAATACACTTTCTTGAACGTAGACCCTGCAAGCGGTAAGTAAAACAGCATCTGGTCAAACTCAGGAGTGTATTCCTCCATAACACTTGTAATGTAATAATTCATAAAGTCCTTGACGCGGTGCGCTTGGGCTTCTTTTTCGCGTGAGGGATCTCCCATGACAATAGTTCGTACGGGGCCTCCCGCTGGCAACAGCTCATTAAACGCCTGTGCCTGAAATTGCGTGGCAGCTTCAGCTAACAAAGGATGTGTAACGCCCGTCGCCCCACGGAACGGTTGGGTTCTTTCTTCGTAGTTAAACCCAAGCAGTTCCAACCCATTTGCATATGCGGTTTCCCAATCCCCACGCGACGCTTTGTTAGCCTCTAAGTCACCAAGCAACGTACTGGATAATGTCCCCATCTCTGTTTCGGACATTTCTTCCGCCAGATTACGGTAAAAATCCCCTTCATCGGGTTTCATATCTGCAAACGGGTCAAAATCTATAACGACACCCCCATCCTCTTCGATTTGTATATCGAGTCCTTCAGGGAGAATATCCTCTTGGACAACAGACGAACCGGGCATTTCTATTTCTAAATCGCCTTGCTCTTCATTGGCGTTTTCAACAAACGAGGCTATGGGAGGGAGTGCCATCAGATTTCTCTCTACTAATTCAAAGGTGTTGTAATTCCCAATAAAATTTTAGCTGATTCTATTGGGCCATGTGTAGCAACTAAAGTTGCAATAGCATTATTCTCAAAAGTTTTTGTTAGTTGGCCTTCTGCATTATAATAATGGCCTCCATAAAAAGGGTCTGTACGTTGCATCAAACCAGAAACTCTCCAGTTTTCGGGCAAGTTAATTGTGCCTTTTACCCCTTTAGCCTTATTGTAAAGATCCTTGTTTAAGTACACGTTTAATTCACCTGACGGTGTTCTATATACTCCTTGGGTTTTCGTAACCTCTTGTTTGCCGAAAGGAGTTTTAGATTCTGAACGGTCTATTGCAACAGAAACAGGAGTATCGGGAATTCTTAAAGAACCTCCATAAGTATGCTCCGTACTGTTTTTTCCTTTGGTATAACCCCCATGTATTTCTGCAAAGTTACCTATTCCTAGAGCAGCCCTTGCAAGCGCTTGGTTTTTTTCTGCTCTTCCTGACACGCGAAAAGGCCCTTTCCTGTAATCCGCTCCACCAAAAAATCCTGCGATAGAGTCTATTCCTCCATGAACCCTAAAATTAGGAGTTACCTCTGCTCTAGCCTTTATAGCAGGAGTTGTTATAGGAGACGAAGTTACTTTTATAGGAATAGGGATTCCAAATACCTCTATAATTTTTGTAGCTTCGCTTTCTTC